CAACCGTTGTTGGATAGACGTTTGCGTCACAAGTGACTGTTTCATCGCCCTGGGAAACGGTTGATGCCGCGCCACTAACACCTGTAATGGCTGTACCATTGGCAATGACTGTACCTATTGCACCAGTACCCGCTACTCCTGTTTCGCTGACATTGGCATCACCACTAACGGTTTCAGTGCCTAAAGCGGTGGTTCCAGCTAATCCTGTAACGGAAACATTTGAGGCGCCGGTAGCGGTTAAAGAGCCAACTGAGCCGGTTCCTGCGACTCCGGTTTCAGAAACATTGGCATCAGCGGAAATGCTTACTGAACTGACTGCGCCGGTTCCTGCGACTCCGGTTTCTGTAACAGTGGCTGCGCCAGTAGCGGTTAAGCTTCCTACCGAGCCCGTTCCATAAACACCTGTCTCTGTAACATTAGCATCAGCACTGATGCTTAAAGAACCAAGAGCGGTTGTTCCAGCAACGCCTGTCTCTGTAACATTCGCTTGTCCTGTTACAGTTAAAGAGCCAACACCACCCGTGCCTGCGACCCCTGTAATATCGACAGGTATAGCAGAGCCCCAGCCGGCTTGACCCCAAGTGCCTCGACCCCAGCCTGTAAGCGACATGGCTTACCTACGCTATTCTAATAACAGCGTTACTTGCGTCTGCGGTTGGGAAAGATATGGTAAAACTTCCTGCGGTACTTGTCTTGTCTCCACCGAAATCAAAAACTGCAACAGATGGATCACCTGTAGCTGTGTCATTGAAAATCATGCAACCTCTCGCAGTAATTGTGCAAGTACCAAAAGTTAGATCAGCAAAATCGGTGTAAGCCGTTGTACTTGAAGTGGTTGGTTCCACTTTGGTCAACGTGCCTCCCTTTGCTGTATAGTTGGTTCCTGTTGCTTCCTGCGAAGTAGAGTAAGCAGTGGTAGAAGCAGACATAGTGGCGGAACTGGTGTATAAAGCCAGCTTAAAAGTGTTTCCCCCAGTCGAAAAATTATGTTTCGCCTGTAGAAGCTCTTTTTTAAAGCTAGTACACATTGCCTGAGTTATAGCCATTATAGTCTCCTAATAATATTTGCAAGATCCTTATGACCTTGCGATTCCAGTTCATTACCTATTGTACACATGTGGTTTTTAATTGCCTCTTTCATGTAGTAAGTAATAATAAAAAGACACGCTTTTTTAAAGGCATGGGCTTGCGCTCTAATGGGGCCCGGCGCTGTGTCGCTCACCGAAACCAGTTTATCAGTGGCCATTTCAGCAACTTCTTCTACTGTGTGGCCTCTACCATGTGTTGTTTTTACTCCAAGGTTTCCTATGGAGAGTGTAAACGAATCAGTTTCCATTAATATTTCTCTGGTTCTGGTGGACCAATGTCTTGTCTCCCCGATACTCCTGAAGGCGCTTCTTCCTTCATAACATCAGAGAATTTTCCGACAACCAGTTCACCTTTGTCTAAATATACTACAGGAGGGTTATCAAGTCTATGGTAGCCATAGAGTTTCTCTTTTAAAGGAACTGTAGTGTCCAATATTGGAGAGCGTGCTCCAATCGAAACATCCATTCCCGCGTCCATGCACTTGGACAACCAAAACTCACAGCACCCTCTGCCCAACTCTCCAAAATGGACGTTTGTTTTATAGCTGAAATCTGCTCCGAAAAGACTGAGTTTTCCCACTTTGTTTAATAAAGCAAAAGCAATGGCGTAGGCAATCGTGTTGTTCAAATATGCGCAACCCAACGCTTTAACCAATTCTTCTAAAGGAAACAATTCTATGGCCGGAACTCTGTTATCAAGTTCGCAAGAATATATTGGGACGTCTAATCTAGGAAGCGTTTTTCTCATCACACGGGTTTGTGGTCCAGCATCGAAAGTATCAAAGAAACGGGAAGCAGGGTCCATCATAAACACGCGGTCACACTTGACAACCGCGCACATGGAATTAATGGCCCACACTTCATCGTATTCCTCGCTGTGAGAAATACTCATATGATAATCCAGTTGGCTTTGCCCCATAGCCACTAAGGCAATGTGTTTGTTTTCTAGCATTTATTACTGTTGAGGGACTCTTTGCCTATCAAAGCGGTTTTCGTCTCTCGTGGCTCTTCCTTCCATTAGCTCTTTGACTCGAACAAGGTTCTCTTGAAAACGTTGTTCAAACATGTTTGTTTCGTTTAAGTCTTGTTTCATAAAAACACTGGCTTCTACTAAAGTTCCATAAAGCAATAGATCGGGGGCGTTTGTTGAAACCCAAGTAGTTCCACTGTCCCCGGTTGTTGTTAGTGAGTTAGGCTCATATAAATAATGCAGTTCAAATGTCAGGTTGGCGTTCGGCGTGGGCGCCAATATAAAAGTATCGTCGTCAAACTGACCATAAAACTTGGGTGTCCCCGTGGTGGCCGCTGATTGTGTGTAATTACGCATAAAACTAGGGTGCTTCAACAATAAATAAGTGTATTCGCTGTCACTATTTAAAACCGCCAAACTTAAAGGAGCAACGAAATCTGTGGGTGCAGAAAGATAAGTGTTTCCAGAAGCGGCCGTACCTGTGACATTCTTTCTAAATACGTTCAGCTCAATCGTATTAAAAATCCGGTTTTCCGCTTGTTGTATAAAAGTATCCAACGTGTTCACAAAAGTAGTCTCAGAATTATCCATATAATTCTGAACCGCTGTTTTTAATCCGCTGTATGTAAAGCTCATGTTGTTGGTCCTGCTGTTGCTTTAGAACCTCCACCACTAACATCTCCTGTGGTAGCTGTCCCAGTTGATGTAAACTTATAGTTGTTGTCGTCTACAACGGTTATTGTATACCCATCGGAGGCTTCAAGTACAGTCGTTGTGACTCCATCAAAAGCTTCCGTGTTTCTAAGTCGTACAGTGTCCCCCGTTGTCCTATTATGCTTAAACTCTGTGACTTGAACTTGAGCGCTGGCTCCCGAAGTTAGTGTCCTGAAAGGATCCAAAGGTAAAAGCGTTTGCGCCGGACCTACGGACACAAAACCCCCACCGCCTCTTGTAGCACTGGTGGCCGTTCCCGAAGAAACGCCAAAGCTATAGGTGTCTGTGTTTATAATTGTAATTGAGTAGCCGTCCGGGTCTTCTAAAGCAGACGAAGAGAGCCCAGCAAAAGGAGAAGTTCCTCTAAACCTAACTTTGTCTCCGGTTGTTCTTCCATGGTCGTCCTCAAAAACGGTTACTACAGCGCTAGAGGCCGTAGACAAAAAGGGGTTGCTTACTAACAAAGCTTCTGCAACGGGTTCTGTCCTGTCTGGTCTAGGGTTTCTTAACGCTTGTGGATCTGTGGTTATATGTGGTGGATCTAGTTGAGGTTGTTTTGTGTCAAATTGATCGTATCCGACACGAAGACCGTTCCACTGTGTCTTCATATCTTTTAGTCTATACCTTTGACCTGAAATATCGCAGATTCCCCACGCGTGCTTTCCCGCAGAAAAAGCCATTATATCACCACTCTAGGTGGAACAAACCTAGAGCTTACAGAATCAATGTCCTCAAACGCTGCTCTATCAAACTCCTCGTCATAAATCTGTTTTAAGAGTTGTACTCTGTCTGGTGCTCTTTTTATTGCTATGTAATAAGCCAGACCAGCAGTCATACACGGAAGAAAACGAAAAACGGTTTCCATGTTGTTTGTGAAGTCCCCTACGTCTTGCATTCTTGTTAGTGCGTAATAATAAACCACATCCGTAGAGTTTTCGGGCGTGGGGTATAAGTACATTCTAGGGGTTATGTGTCTCTCTAAGAAAAACTGAGTTGGTCTGGCTTTGTCTGCTTTTTCCGGTGTATACAAGAAATCAGAACGGCTGATTCTCTCAAGTTGGAAGTCCGTACTATCGCGTTGAATAACAGCAGAAGTTATGTCTACAACATCTGTGCCTAAGTCTACATAATTGGTTCCATCAGTAACTGTAAAATTATTTTTAACAATTAACCATTGATTAAGGCCTCTGTTTGCCCATTCAGCAACCATAAGATTCAACGAACGACGTGCGGTTTCTAAATCGTACCCAGTACGAAGCTCGATTCCGCAACGTTCGTATGCTTCTTCAATAATTTCATCAACACTCAAGTCGAATGTTGTAGTTCCTGAAGTCGCCATGATTAAGGCCTACGATACTTCTTTTTATAATTAGAAACACCGGCTTTATCGCCGTAATCACCGCGAGCCGTTTTGGTTTCGCCTCTCATATATCTTTTTCTTTCGTTCATTCCTGGCATGGTCTACTCTTAATTATTAGGCGCTTCATAATATTTTATGAATTCGCACCAGACTGTGTATTCATTTCCTGCATCGGAGGTTGATGGAATAACAAACAAAACATCGCCAGTATAGCCAGACGCTTCTGTATTAACCAAGCCCCCAATGGTGCTGAAATCAAACATATTGTCATAAGCTAGGGTCAAAAAAGTAACGTCCGTTGTTGCGTCCCAATCAAGTGATGCCGGTGCATCGGGGGCGCCGCTCACGGTGTACCATATTTTATTTAAAGCTACATGCGTGCATGTTTCTTTATTCGCCGACTGGTTCAAAGCTGAAACGTCAACTAAAGTGGTACTGCTAGCGCTTCCATCTGAATAAACAGAACAATATGTGACTAATTTCTTGTCATAATCATATTGAATAGTGGGTCCTGTGACTGTATTAGCCATAATCTACCCCCTATTAAGCGTCAGCAAATGGTGTTACTAAAGTTCCTGAACCAAGTAGCTGTGCTGCAACATGGTATTTAGCGCTTGCCATTGCAGTAATAACTACAATGCTTCCTGCCAAACCGCCTTTAGTTGTGCCGTTTTGTGTAAAGGTGTCATTAGATGCGCCAGAGATAAAAGTCTTACCTGCTGCACTGTCGTCAATACCGGTATAAGCGCCACCGACAAATTTGTCTGTGCCATCGGTTGTGATGTCCATGTCAGTTGCTGCCGTTACGACAATAAAAGTGAATTGTGCACCTAAATTACATAATTGGTTTGGATCCCCTTTATCCGTAGGTTCTGTAACAACAATGCTAGGAAGTGTAAACACCCCGTCCGCATCATTACACAGTAATACCTTACCGGCATGAGAAGCCACCGTTATGGTTGTGTCAGCCGTTAAACTAACAACAGAGCTATAGCCTGCACTTATAAA